CACCAGTTAATGTCAAAGTACACAGCACGGCTAGGTGCGGGTCCCTAGCACGTAAGGGCGCGTCCCCCCTTCCACGGTGCGCAGGGCCTGGGATGGTTGCCCCCCGCAGCTGTCCCGGGCCCACTTGATGCGCAGTTTTAAGCGTCGGCTATACTGGCGGTCCAGCGCAGACTTTTGGCAGCGCCCGGATCGGCAAAATTGATGCGAAACGTGGTTGCACCCGCTCCGCTAATCCAGAAATTCGGCGTCCATCCCGACGAAGTCGGAATGACGTTGAAATCGGTGGGCGTCATCGCAAGACCGTGCGTGATGTCCACAAAAGTCTGCCCGGCAGCCACTGCGGAGGTGCCGCGCGCTTCCATTCTTATAGCGGGCAGCGATCCTGCTCCGGTCTGCTTGTGGGCATAACGATGATAGTTCAAACTCTGGACGGACAGGGTCGCTATAGAGGAATAGCGGTTATACCCGTTAAACATGCATCTGATGCCATCGACCAAGGTACCGCACTGCAGGAAATAGTTCGGGCCAAGCGTGGCAGTCACCTTCGTTACGCCAGTCCCGTTGAACACCAGCGTGGCCGAGAGCACGCTGTTCCCCGTAAATTCGATCGTGCTCGTGTCATAAGCGCCAGATAGCCCCCGTGCGAAATCGATCGGATAATTGACATATTCGAAGAAATTGTTGCGGATGCTACCGCAGTGAAGGCTGCGAAAATCTCCGCTAGTATCGGCGCCGACCAGGCGCAGTCCGCCAGTCATGGTAGTCGCTGCAGTACTGCCGGAAAGGAACTTTCCGATATGGTTGCCAGTCAATTCGAACTCGAACATGGCGTAGCTGCAGTTTAGGTCGCCCTCGATCACGATGTTAGCCGGCGTGGAACCATCGGTCGGCGCGACCTTGCCATTGTACAGCTGATTGCGGGTGATGTGGAAGTGGTCTTCGTTCTGTGTTTGCGTGGTTGGCCGGCGCAGCCACAGGCAGGCTCCGTTTACGTTGATTTGGTTGCGATCAATATAAACCCATTGAACCCAGTTGGTCTTGATCCCAATCGTAAAGGTGCTGCCATCCTGGGTGGAGGGGCCGATATCGCATAGTTCGATCAGCGTACTATCGGCATAGTCAAGCAGCACGCATTCGCGCGGGTGATTGCCTTGCGGCTGGATCGCCAGCGAAGAGAGGGTGCAATAGGATACCTTGGTGCCCGTCTTAGCAGGTTTGCCCGGCGGATCCGGATAGACCGGAATGGCTTCGCCCAGCACGATACGTGCACCACCATTGCCGCGCAGCTTGCCATAGCCTCCACCGACGCCTTCGATACGCACGTTGTTTTGCCTGATGACCAGATCGCTGGTGAAGGTAAAGGCACCCGTCGTGGCAGGTATCTGCAAGGTTCGCCCGCGCCTTGCATTGAGCCAAGAAATTGCCGCCTGCATCGCGACGGTGTCATCCGTGGTGGTATCCCCAACCGCGCCAAACCAGCGCACGTCGGCAATCGCATCAGATGCACCCGCACGCACCCAGGCTCCGCTTGCACCACTTGTATCGGTGCTGGGCGGAACATAGAACGCCTGTGCGGGATCAGCCGTCACTGCCGCAGACAGATTGACGGCAGAGAAGTAGAAATAACCCTGCCGACCAGCCTCCAAAAGATAGACCAACAGAGCGTGGTTAGGCCGCGCTGATAAATCGGAGCGACTCGGTGCCGGGACAAGATCAGCGGAATCGACATAGGCCATAATTGCATCCCTCTTCCATTACCTATTATAGTTTGTTTTCATCGTCTTCGAGTCAACAAATAATATTGCTTAAAATATGTTATCCAAATTATTTTCCCTGATTTATTGCAAGACTCTATCTCAAATTGGGCATGTCATAAACCCGAACCCAGGCGACATCACGGCGTCTCTGCGTCAGATTTCCGGAGCGGTAATGCGCGCCCTTACCCGCCCACCAACTGGCGCGCGCGCGAGCCCTACCCCAAACATCCCACATCGCAGATCCATCGCCGGTCCTGTTGCGGGGCGCCGGTCGATGGTGGCCGGGGGCGCTTATCCGTTTCCCGCCCCCGGCCCTCCCGCCCCGCAGACAGAGGAAGCCCCGCACATGGCCGACACTCCGCCCGAAGCCACCGAAACCAATTCCAACACCGTCACGGTCGAACTGTCTGAACCGATCAAGCGCGGCGAGCAGACCATCGCGTCCATTATGTTGACCAAGCCGCGCGGCGGCGCATTGCGCGGGCTTTCTCTGCAAAGCCTGCTGCAAAACGATGTGGTGGCGGTGCTGACGTTGCTCCCGCGCATTTCCAACCCGCCACTCACCGCTCCCGAAGTGGATAATCTGGCAGCAGATGACTTGGCCGAACTCGCGGGAGTGGTGCGCGGTTTTTTCATGTCGGCAACGGAGCGGAAACTGATGACGATGATGCTCGAGGAATTCGCGCCGAAGACATGATCGCCGATATCGCCGCGATCTTTCATTGGCCGTTGGCCGAGATCGAGGCACTCGACCTGGCCGATCTCATGCTCTGGCGCGGAAAGGCGATCGACCGCTGGAACCGCATGTGGGGCAGTAAGGACAAGCCATCATGAGCAACAAGCTCTCCCTGCTGATCAACTTCATCGGCGTCGACAAGATGTCCGGCGCGCTGCGCAACATCGTGGGCTTGAGCCGCCAGGGCAGCACCTCAATCAAGGCGCTCACCGGCGAGAACCGCAAGCTGGAAAACCAGCTCAAGGCCACACGCCGGCAGATCGAGCAGGGCAACGGCAACCTGACCGAGGCGATCAATCGCGAGCGCGAACTCGAACGCTCGATTGAGGGCGTGAACCGGCAGCTTCAGCGCCAGCGCCGCTTGGCCGCTGTGAATGCCGATGTCGCCGCGATGGCCCGGCGCGGCCAGGAAATGAAAAGCCGGGGGCAGGACAACATGCTGGGGGGCGTGGTCATGGCCGCGCCGTTCGTCCTGGCCGGCAAGGCCGCCATGGATTTCAGTAGCGGCATGGTCGATATTCAGCAGAAGGCTGAGCTCACCAACGCCGAAACCGATCGCATGGCCGCCAGCATCATGCAGCTGGCCCGCGCTTCGCACCAACTGCCCGAAGACATGCGCGCCGGCATCGATGTTCTGGCGGGCAAAGGTATGGATCCACGCCAGGCCATTCAGATGATCGGTCCGATCGGCCGATTGGCAACAGCCATGAAGGTGGATTTGGCCGACGGTAGCGCAGCGGCCTTTGCCAACCTCAACAACCTGCAAGTGTCGTTGGCGGACACTACAAAAGCGCTCGATATCATGGCGCTCGGTAGCAAAATTGGCAGCTTCGAGGTTGCCGATATGGCACGAAACTTTCCGGCGTTGACCGCGCGCCTTCAAGCTTTGGGAGATGTGGGCACGCCGGCAGTCGCAGATCTGACGGCCGCTCTGCAAATGGCCATGAACACGGCAGGCAATGCCGACGAAGCGGCCAACAACATCACCAACCTTCTGTCCAAGATCAACTCGCCCACCGTGATAAACGCCTTCCAAAAGAAGTTCGGCGTAGACCTGCCGGCGGCCATGAAAAAATTCAAAGATCAAGGCATGTCATCCATGGAGGCGTTCGCGACAGTCACGCAAAACGCGATCGGCAGCGACAAAGCGAAGTTGGGTTGGGTTGTCGAGGATATGCAGGCGCAGATGGGCTTGCTTGCCTTGATGAAGGACATGGACGGCTACCGGAAAATGCGCGCTCGGCTTCAAAGCGAGAGCAAGGGGACTATTGATCAGTCGTTCGGCCAGCGCGAAGCACGTGACGCCAGCGTCCAGTGGCGGGACTTCACCGGCCAGCTCCAGCGGCTGGCGATCGTGGTGGGCACCCAGCTCTTGCCGCAATTCATGCCGTTTCTCGGCGCCATCACCAACGCGATGGACGGCGTCGGCCAATGGGCAGCGGCCAATCCGCAATTGGCCAGTTCGATCGCCTCGATCGCGGCCGGCGCCGTAGCGGCACGCTTGGGAATCGGCGCGCTGCAATTTGCGTTCGGCAGCGTCCTGGGGCCGGTATCCACCCTCTGGGGTCTGTTCGGCCGCGCCCAGGCGCTGGGCACGGTGGCCAGCCTCCTGCCCCGCCTTGCCGCTGGCTTCACGCTGCTGACCGGCCCGATCGGCCTGACGGTGCTGGCCGTCGCTGGCGTCGCCTACGCGGTCTATCGCTATTGGGGGCCGATCTCCGGCTTTTTCCAGCGCAACTGGACCACGATCCGCAACGTATTCCTCGGCGCCCTGGTCATCTTCACGCCCTTTCTGGCCGCGATCGTTTACGCCGCCTCACTGGTCTATCGCCATTGGGACCAGATCAAAGCCGCAACGATGAGCATGGTGCGCACCGTCGCCGGCATCGCCGCGCCATTCATCCAGCCTTGGATAACGATCGGCACTTTCCTGGCAGGACTTGCCGGCAAATTCTTCGGCTTTGGCGTGAACATCATCGGCGGGCTGATCCGGGGCATCGCCTCAATGACCGGCAGCGTGATCCGCGCCTTTCTCGATCTCGCCGGGGCGGTGGGCGCGCGATTCGCCGCAGCGTTGGGAATCAAGTCCCCGTCCCGCGTCTTCATGGCGATGGGTGGCCACATCACCGATGGCTTGCGCCTGGGCATCGACGGCGGGCGCGGCGGCGCAGCCCAGGCTGCGCGGCGCATGGCCATCGGCGTGGCGTCAGCCGGCGCGCTTTCGCTCTCGCCGTCGATCGCGTCGGCCGTGCCCCGTCTGGCCCCCGCCGCCGCGATCCGCCCGGCCGCACGCGCCGCCAACTCGGTGCCCGCTGCCGCCGCTTCCATCGTCATCCACGTCCACGCCGCCCCCGGCATGGACGTGAAGGATCTCGCACGCCAGGTGCGGCGCGAGTTGGAAGCCGCCCAGGGCGTTTCCACCCGCTCGCGCTATGACACGGATGGCCGTTGATGGCATCGGCCGCCACTCCCGGTCAGCTCCTGACGCTCGGCATGTTCGTGTTCGGCATGGACACGCTCGCCTATTCAGAGCTGCAGCGCCGCATCACTTGGCGCCATGAGGCTAGCGAGCGATTCGGCGCCCGCCCGGCCGTGCAGTTTATTGGCCCCGGCGACGATGACGTGACGATCGGCGGCTCTTGCATCCCCGAGATCGCGGGCAAGTATGGCGCGCTCGATACCTTGGCGAGCATGGGCGATACCGGCAATGCCTGGGCACTGATGAACGGCCTGGGCGAGGTCTGGGGCTATTACGTGATCGTCGGCCTCGATCTCACCCACCAGACCATCATGGCCGGCGGCATCCCGCGCAGCATCGATTTCACCGTCACGCTCAAGCGCAAGGCCTGACCCATGGCCGCGAACAAGGCCGGCATCCGCCTCACCCTCGACGATGGCACCGATCTGGCCGCCAAGCTCGAGCCCCGCTTTCTCGAGCTGACCCTCACCGAAAAGCGCGGCGGAGAGGCAGACGAGCTATCCCTCACCCTGCACAACCACGATGGCCAACTACAGGCGCCGGCCACCGGCCGCTACATCCGCCTGGCGCTGGGCTGGGAGAGCGGCGACGACGTGACAATCGGCCTGGTCGACAAGGGCGCATTCCGCGTGGACGAGGTGGAAGAGAGCGGCCCGCCCGACAAGATCATGATCCGCGCCCGCTCGGCCGATTTCACCGGCACCGCACGCCAGCGCCGGGTGAAGGTGTGGAAAGACACCACCGTGGGCGCCATTCTCTCGGCCATCGCCGCGCGGAATGGCCTGTCTGCCCAGGTTCATCCCGATCTGGCCGGCCTGGCCATTGCCCTGCTCGAGCAGCACAACAAGAGCGACCACGCCTTGGTCAAGGATCTCGGCCAGCGCTATGATGCGGTGGCGACGTGGAAGAACAAGCAGCTCATCTTCATGCCGGTGGGCAGCGCCACCACAGCCACCGGCAAGACAATTCCCACCATCGCGCTCACCCGCCAGGATGGCTGGCAATGGTCCTGCCGCCAAGCTGATCGCGGGCAATATGATGGGGCAGAGGCGCAATGGCACGATGCGAAGACCGGCCAGCGCCGCACTCACAAGACCGCCGGCACCAACCGCAAGCGCCTGAAGCGCGTCTATGCCAGCGAGGCCGAGGCCCAGCAGGCCACCACGGCCGAGGCCAAGAAGCGCGCGCGCGGCAAGCGCGTCTTCACCTATGAGCTGGCCACGGCGAACATGCAGATCCAGCCCAACGCCAAGGCCACCCTTTCAGGCTGGACTAGCGCGATCGACGGGACATCCTGGCTGGTGGAAAGCCTTGAAACCACGATGGGCGCCAGCGGCCTGAAGCAGCGGATCGAATTGGAGAGCGCATGAAGACATAGGTTGCACGAGAATCCGCTTTGGCGCATTCTATCTTGCACAAGCGTTACCGATGTGGATATGCGGCCGGCGCCGCGTAGCGGAAGAGATTGGGAGCGCGAACCAGTGAGTACCATGTTGGCGAGACCCGAAGTTCGCCTCAAGGCCGCTGTGATCGACCGCCTTTATGAAAAGGCATTGGTCGATGCCGACTCCGTTTTGATTTCTGAGATGGTTGTCGATAATTGGTCTCACCGCGCAGACGTCGTCCTCGCCAACGGTAGACTGTGGGGGTTTGAGTTGAAGTCGGCGAGCGACAATCTGGCCCGGCTACCCAGTCAGATTGAAGCGTTTAACCGCACGTTTGAAAAATTCACGGTAGTCGTGGCCGAGCGTTTCGAAACGGCTGTGCGCCCTCTTTTACCGGAGGGGGTAGGCCTTTGGGTTCAGGCTAGCGACGGGGAATTGAAAGAGCGTATCCGCCCGCGCATCAGCATATTGTCCAAAGCAGCAGCACTCAGTCTAATGACGGCAAGCGAGATTCGCGCATTGCTCGCGTGCAATGGCTGTACGGGTATCGGGAACATGAACCGGCAGCAGCTAGAGGCGAAGGCAGCAGGTTTGCCTACGGCCGACCTTTCGTCTGCTGCACGTGACGCCGTAAAGCGAAAACACAGAAAGAAGCACCAGAATTTTCAGCTTACCCGTCCGAAGGTCGGGACAGCCGCAGCCCTGCATGCGCTCCATTCCTATCGAGGCGCACGCGCGGCTATCATGCCGCCCGTCAACGACACACCCAGATTGCAAGGACCCATAGAAGAAATCCTCAACCATCCGGCAATTAAAATAGCGCCGGCAGGTCCAGTGTTAAAACGAATTGCACGCTAGTCGTCAAACATCGAGTCTAGATCAAAAAAATCTTCATCTAGCTCCTGCGTTAATTTATATTGACGCTCAATGTGCATATTCACACGCGCAGCTATCCAGTTAGCCGGGGAACCAAATCCCTTAGGAACAGCCTCTTTGACGGCGGTTTCCCGAATCTTGTTGGCCCCCCAGCTCTCATCCGCAAAATTCTCGTCCCAGTCTGCGAGATTTGTGATCGCTTGTGCACATGCGATGTATCCGCCCCTGTCACTCCTGCGGCGCTCCCAACACCACTGGTCCGACAAGCAATAATCAATCCGTGGTACCCAGCGGCTAGGTGATGGCTCAAAGGGAACTGGAAAAATGGAGGCATAGTCGCCGTAAATTGCGACGTCATCGCCCCCAATTTGGAAATGCAAGTCTCTCTCGACTATTTCTAGCTTTCCTTTTGTATCACCATACGCAGAAACGGCCTTTGGAAAACTAGAGGACAAAACTACGATTCTAATCGCCGCATCAATAGATCGCAGAACAGAAATGATTCTAGTTGCCTCAACCGCAATAATGTCTTGAGAACCTCTGATGTAATTGAAATCTAATATAATCAGAAGATTATCCACTTCATCGACAGCACTCATTGCAGCCTGCAGCAGTGGAAGATCGGATACCGGGCGGCGGGCTCGCACCACCGCAACCCCATAGGCCTCCTCAAGCTTACGCACTTGTTGAACAAAAGGACGCTCCAAACCCCCATCTTTTACAAGGGCGATAGGTATGGCATTGGGAGTAGCGGCCACGAACGCCCGCCATTTCTCGTAATTCTTTCCGGGGTCCATGAGCGCGTCAAGATCGTCACATGCTTGGCCGCTGTGGGGATTCATATCGACTAGGAATTTTCCGCCGACGGCGGCCGCTACTGCAGAGATAACAGAGCTGGCGCCAGAATTTTTCCCCATCTTACCAATTGAAATTAAGGGCATAATCGCGCGCTTTGTAGATGTCTGCAATTCAGAGAATGCTTTCATCTCAGCATTTCTTGAACGTAGCGCAGGAAGATATTTGATGCCATCCAAATCGCTAGGTTTAAGCAGCATTTTCTTCTCCTTCCGCTCTTTGGCGAGGAATTCTTGGAGGCGCTTGTTCAGGAACTTCACGGATAATTTCCAGCGCGGTTCTACATGCATCAGATACGCTTTTTGACACCTGCGACCATTCCTGAGCTGTTCGTCGAGCGTCAGCTAGATCTGCTTTCAGTGCCTCAATCTCTGTCATTTGAGCGAGACGGTCTTTTCTCCTAATCGCCAACACCCATACCAATATGACAGTAATCACTGCGAACGCGCCGAAACCGATCGCTAATAAAAGATCCACCCTCTGTACAAAAAGGGCCACAAAACCTGGAATCCCTAACGCGAATCCGCCCATTCCGATGGCGGCACCCAGCCAACTTGTTTCGGATAGATCGGGCGGCCTTGGCATGCGTCTCAGTCCCAAAGCTTCGTCGTCTTCAGCTCCGGGGTAACCGGCTGTTTTGGCGGTGAGATGCAAAGCTGCATCTTCTTGTCAAAATCGCGGATCAGCCCGTTGCGGCCAACCTCCGGCAGCTTTGGGCCATACTGCCCGACATATTCCCCGGTCTTGAGCGCGGTGAGGCAGGCATCAGTCACGCCCCCCTTGCCGAATGGATCAACCATCAGCCCCTTCGTGCTACAGGCAATCACCGCACTGGACAGGTCATTGTGCACTGCTGCCGAGCATGCGGACGGATCAGCCGTGGCGGTAGCAGCCGCCATAAAGAACAAGAACATTTGGCCCCCTGTCGCCCATTCACTTCACTGCATCAAATCTTCCGCACGATGGCCACCACGCGGCCGATCACGTTCATTTCGCCGTCGTAGGCGACCTCTTCCGGATAATCGGGATTGAGCGAAAGGATGCGCATGGCGCCATCCTTGCCGGGCCGCAGGGCCTTGATCATGCCCAGGCCATGCATTTCGATAGCCCAGACGTGGTCCCACATGCGCGGCGTGCGCTGGCCCGTGTCTATCAGCAAAATGTCGCTGTCGAGAATCGCGGGCATCATCGACGTGCCGCTGCCTGTGGCCCAAAATAGCTGCTCGATCGGCGATTGCGTGAACTGCCGCACCCATGCTTTCGAAAACGGGCGCATGACCTGCTCGACCGGCGCATCGTGGATGTAGGCTCCGCCCAGGCCATAGGCGAGGTTGAATTCGGCGATCTCCACCATATCCGGATTTACGGGAGCGGCAGGAGCGACAAGTTTGATTTCCGTGGTCGGCTTCGGATCGTCAGTTTCGCCCGTTAGATACTCCGGCGTTGTACCCAACACCCTGGCCAACTGAATGATATGCCTGGGATTTCTGGTCACTCCCGCCTCTAGCCTATTTGCCGAAGACTGACCAATACCGACCAAGCGCGCCAACTCAGACTGAGTAAGGCCTGCGGCGAGGCGCCGTTCGAGCAACCGTTCTGAGATCAACCCTGACACGGATACCCCTCTATCCAAAATTGAATAGGCGCGCTCCATGCATTTCTGCCTTGCCAATTTATCCATAGATGGATATTTTCCCATTTATGGATAAAACGATGACACGCTACGAAGCACTGATCGCCTGCCGCGATCAGGCTGGATCTGTCAGCCAACTCGGCCGCGATCTCGGCATCCCACAATCGACGATGTGGCGGATCATCCATCAATCGAAGCAACTTCCCGCCGAATATGTGCTGCTGGCCGAAGACCTGTATGGTGTTTCTCGTCATGCGCTGCGCCCCGACATTTACCCGGTCGCCCTTCAACCCTCCTCACCCCGTTGGATCGGCATCGATCAGTGCGCCGATATCTTGCCGAACCGCCTAGGCGGCCGAAGCAATCGCGTCTCTTTCAATAACTTCGGCGAAACGAAGGGCGCTCGCGCATGAGTTTCCGCCGCATCCGTCGCACTCCCGCAGTCCAATCCAAGCCTGTCGCGGTCGCACCGGATGGCATTGTCCTGCAATGGAAGGACAGCCCGCCGTCGCCATGCCTCACGATCTATGTCGGCGAACTCCTTGGCCGAAAGCTGGGAATCGGCGGCAGCACCGATCGCGCGATTATGTTCATCGGCGTCGGCCCTGATGCTGGGAAATGTGCCCTGCAGTTCGTGACGGGCAGGGATTGGGATTACCGGGTGCAGCGTCACCCGCTGGGCTACAAGGTTCATCTTCCCAGCAACGTCTCTGTCGAGAACTTCGACTTCTGCAAGCGAACTGCCATCCCAGCCCATTCCATTGAGATTCGCGGTGACCGCCTGATCTTTGCCTATGAAGGGATCAAGCAGTGACGAAACGGCGCGAACCCCTCACCTATGAGGCCACGCTTACCGAGGTTGCCGCCGTGATCGGTTGGGACACCTGCGGTGCGATCTGCGGTGTTTCCGGCCGGGCCGTGCGCCTGTGGTCGGACCATGATTGCGAAACCGAGATCCGCATGATCGACGCCGAGCGTCTCGATCGCGCCTTTATGGAGCGCGGTGGCGGTTATGCGCCGTTCCACCGCCTCTTGGCCTTGCGCCTCGATATCGCCGCGCAGGATGTAGCGGGGCAATCCTTGTCGGACATCGCCATGGGCGTCGCCAAGGAAACCGGCGAGGCTGTCGCCGCGATGATCAAGGTTAGCAGCCAGCCTGACAGCCCTGCGGCGCGGCGCGAGGCCACGAAGGAAGTGCAGGAAGCGATCGACAAACTGACCGATGGCCTCGCTGCCATGGGAGGCCCCGGCGAATTCATGTCGATCGTCGATCAGCTTGGGCTGCGCAAAGCCACCACGGGAGGGACCCAATGAGCGGCGAAGGACATCTACAATCGCGGCAGCTGATCCATGCGCCGCTGGAATTCCGCATGCGATCGGGCGGCACCCAGGCGAGCCGCGCCTTCGTGCTGTGCCCCAAGTGCGAGGCGCCCGGCTTCGTTCGCCGCAGCGAGCGGATCACGGTGACGGTGAAGCACCTGCATTGCCACTGCACCAACACCGGCTGCGGCCACACCTGGCTCAACGAGCTGACCTTCGTGCACAGTTTCAACCCCGGCCTGATCGACCGGCCAGACCTCAACCTGAAAGTCTGCCCGCGCGATCAGGTGCCCCACGTCATGCCGCCCGAAAAGGGCGAGGATGATAGCCAGATGAGCATGTTCACCGGCTGATCCGGCCGGGCACCCGCCCGCCAGCCACCCACACGACCGAGAATTTTTCAACGGCGATTTCGCCGGAGGGGGACCTATGCCCAGCGCACACCGCGCCGCCAGCCAACGCGCCCTGCCCACACCGGGCAGGATTTCCTTTGACCACGCCCTGCGCCTCACCGCCCCAGCCCTCAATGCGGCCGAGCGGGCCTTTCTCGCATCGGTCGCCGGCTTTGCCGAACTGCAGTTTTGGGCGCCTGCCGCCTATGTCGACATCGAGGGCGCACCCTTCGGCGAGGCCGAGGGGCTGGTGACATACACCGATGCCGCCTGGAAGCGCGCGCTGCAAAAGCTGACCCGCGAGCCAATGCGCCAAAGTAGCGCCAGATTTGCCCTCACTCCCGCTGGCCGTGACCTCGTGCTGCGCACCTGCCAGCTGATCGAGGGCCGCGCCGCGTGAACCTCGAAGCCGAAATCTTGAAGGGCCTGCAGGCCCAATACCAGTTCCGCAAAACCAAGGGTTCGTGGCTGCAAGAAGGCACCTGCCCGGCCTGCGGCAAGCGCGAAGCCTTCTGCGCGGCCAAGGATCCCAAGATCGTGCGGTGCGGCCGACAGGACCGCTGCGGGTGGGAAATCACCGTGCGCGATGCCCTGCCCGATCTGTTCGAGGATTGGTCCAAACGCTTCCCCGAAACCGAGGAGAACCCCACCGCCACCGCCGATGCCTATTTGCAGCACGAGCGGTGCCTCGATCTGCGCCTCCTGCGCGGCAGCTATACCCAGGAACTCTACCGCGATCATAAGACGGGCCACACCTCGGCCACCGTCCGTTTCGCCGTGGGCGATACCTATTGGGAACGGCTGATCGACCGGCCCGGCCGGTTCGAGAAGAAGGCCCATTTCCGCAAGGGCGGCACTTACAAGGGCCACTGCTGGATTCCGCCGCGCCTCTCGATGGAAGAGATCGCCAAGGCGGAGGAGATCCTGATCACCGAGGGCATCTTCGACGCCACCGCCTTGTGCCAGGTGCACAAGGTGGCGGTTTCGGCCATGTCCACCAACAACTGGCCCGAACACTTCCTGGCCGATCTGCGCGCCGAGCTCGAGCGCATCAAGCGCACCACGCGCCCTCGCCTGGTCTTTGCCTTCGACGTCGGCCGCGCCGGCGTCGAATACACCATCAAATATGTCAAACGCGCTACCGCCGAGGGCTGGGACGCCAGCGCCATGCAGGTACGCCCCGATGGCGAGGGCACCAAGAAGGACTGGAACGACCTTCTCAAGGAACACTTGGACTGGGCCGGCGATAAGGAAAAGGCCCCACTCTCCGACTGGGCGTTCGACCAGTATCGCTACAACGGCGCGATCACGATCGCCGAGACCGCCCGCGACAAGGCCCGCCTGATCGCGGACCACAAACTGGCGATCAAATCGTTCGAATTTCGTCACCAGAACCGAATGTGGTCCTGCAAGGTCAGCATCGACGACGAGACCGAAAAGCGTAGCATCGTTGTCGAAGAAATCGCCAACTGCGCGTTCCGCCTGCTCTACCGCGAATATGACGAGGTTCCTAGCGAGGCGACCTTCTTCATTCAGATGGATTTTCCCTACGGCCGCAAGCCGGAGAAGGGACGTTTTTCCGCTGCGGCGGTGGCCAACTCAGGCGAATTCAAAAAGCGCCTCATGACCTGGGCGGGATCTTGGAGCGGCACGAGCGAGCAGTTCGACCGCCTGATCCGCAACCAGACCAGAAATCTCAAGGTGGTAGAGCCGATCAAGTTCACCGGTTACTCGCGCCCTCATCGGGCCTGGGTCTTGGGCGACATTGCGGTGCGCGACGGCCGAGTGATCCCGATCAACGAGGAACGCTATTTCGATCTCGGCCGCGATGCGGTGAAGCTCAAGAGCCCCGATCGCCTGCTCGACATCACTTATGACCCGGACCACATCGATTTTGACTGGCTCCCGGACTTGTGGACGGCGTTCGGGCCAAAGGGCCTGATCGCCCTCGGCTTTTTCGTGATGTCGCTATTCGCGGTGCAGATCCGCGAGCGGCACAAGTCGATCGGCTTCCTCGAAATCACCGGCGAGCCCGGCGCCGGGAAATCCACGATGGTGGAATTCCTCTGGCGAACGCTGGGCAGGCCCGAACATGAAGGGAATGACCCTAACAAGGGCACCGTCGCGTTTCTGGCGCGCACCTTCATGAAGGTGTCCAATCTTCCCGTCGGCCTGATCGAAGGGAAGCGGGGCGACGAAGAGAAGCGCACCGGACAGCGGCAATACGACTACAACGAACTGCTCGTGCTCTACAACGGCCGCAATCCGCGCGGCACAGGGCAAAAGTCCGACGGCTACGAAACGCACGAGCCGCCGTTTCTCGGCACCATCTACCTCATGCAGAACGAGCGGATCGACGCAATCCCGGCCGTTCTCGAACGCCTGATGTCGATGAAAATCGACAAGAGCCGGTGGAACGATGCCACCAAACTGGCCGCCGTGCGCCTCGAACGGTGGCCGATCGAGCGCACGTCCGGCACCATCGTGCATGTCGCCCGCAACGAAGCGAAGTTCCTGCCATATTTCTTCGACCGCTTCGATCATCATGACGACGACATGCCACGCCGTGTCCCTGGCCTGCACAATACCCGGCCGATCAAGTGTCATAGCCAGCTTGCCGCAGCCGTCGAAGGGCTGCTCAAGATCTTCCCCAATTGCCGGCGGGAATGGATCGATGAGGCGCTCGCCTTCATCGACCAGATGGCGTTGGACCGCCAGCAAAGCTGCGGTGGCGATCATCCGGTTGTCGCCGAATTCTGGGAGAAGGTAGACTTCCTCCTTAGCCGTGAAGACGTCACCGCCCACGCCGAAGGCAAAAGCATCAATCAGCATCGCGATCGCGATCGCCTGATTGCCGTAAATCTACCTCAGTTCGAAGCCCGCTGCCATCACGCGGGCCTACGCCTGCCCAACATGGACGTGCTGAAAAAGGTCCTGCGCGGCAGTCAATCACGCCGATGGCTCGCCACGAAGAACGTCAACAACCCGGACAACCGTGTCCTGGTCGCTTGGATCTTCGAGCAACCCGCCAACAAGGCGGAGCGCATCATATGACCTGGGCCGAACAGGAATTCCGCGTTTGGCACGGCATCCAAAGCCCGGAGCCGCCCGCCGCCGCATTCGACTATGCGGAAATCCGGCAGATGGCCCAGCGCATGCTGGAAACCCGCCGCACCCGCTTCCCACAGCTTGTCGCCAAGGGCCGCATGAGCGCTGCCGATGCCGAGGCGCAGATCGCGACATTCGAAACGATCGTCGCTGAATGGCAGTGGATGGCGACGGGCGAAGGTGCCCCGGCATCGGCCGAGCAGCTGCCAGCCATGCGCGAGGCGCTCGACCAGAGCATCGCCACGATCGCGCAGATTGCCCGCGAAGATCGCGGCTTCTCGGCCGAGTTGGCCGCCCAGGCCGAATGGGTGATTGCCATGGCCTGGCACCTCGAGCCCGGCCGCCGCACCCGCGCCTGTCGCACCCGCACCTTTGCCATGTGGCGCGAACTGGCCGCCGAACAGGAGGCCCGCCGTGCCGCGTGACCTTCACCCCATGGCCTGCCCCTGCCGCGCCTGCCGCCCGGCCGCCTCGCCCAAGCCCGCCCGCTTCCCCATCCCCGCCGGCCCGCGCCGGTGGCTCACCGCTGCCAGGGCGCACCTCCTGGCAATCCTCACCCGCTGAACCGGAGATTGCCCATGTCGACTGCCCAACGCCTCGCGCCTGCCCTCTTCGAATGCCGCTGTGGCAACCATCACACTGCCGCCGATGGCCAATTGCCGGTGGGCTGGACCACCCGCGCCGGCCGGGTCTGGTGCGAAGACTGCACCCGCGCCGGCGTGCCCGTCCGCGAAGCCACCCAGCCCCGCCCGCGCCGCAAGCCCCTCTCGCCCAGGTACGCGGCCCAGTGATCGCCCTCGGCCCGCGCGACATCGCCCGCGCCGTCGCCTTCGCCCTGGCACTGAGCGCCGCCCTCCACATCCTCGATCGCGTCATCGCCGGCTTCGCCCGCTGCCCGCTCGAGCACTGCCTCCCCTGGTGAAACCAGCCTCTACCCGCAACGAAAGGAAGCCCCGCAACATGAATACCGAACTTGCCACCGTGATTGTTGCTGGAGTGCCGCTGCTCACTGCTCTTCACGAGCACGAACCGGTCGTTCTTATGCGCAATATGTCGGAAACCCTTGGGCTTCCATGGCACGCCCAACGAGAGCGCATTCACGACACGCCAGGAATCGGCAACTTCGCGCGGATTATCCGCGTGCCTTCGCTGTCTGGCGGCTCCCAGGAAGCACTTTGTCTTCCTGTAAAGCGCGCGTTTGCATGGCTTATGACCGTACCGGTGAAGCGCATTCGTGATCCTGATGTGCGTGCGCGCATCGACGATATTCAACGGGAAAGCCTCGATGCGATCTGGGATTATTGGACAAGAGGCAGTGCGCACAATCCGCGCTTGGTTCATCTGGCGCGCACTGAACAGAACCGGCAGGCCCTAGCGCGCAAGCATTTGCCCGCCACGCTAGCACGGCTTGAGCGTGCCAATCACCCGACCACGCACCGCATTGATCTGGCCTTGGCTCGCGCCGATTGCGACGTGCTGGGCATCGAGCCTCCAACAGCGGCTGACTATCCGCTTGCCCAGCCCGACCTGTTCGACCGGCAAGCAGCATGAAGCTGCGCCGCATCCTCACCGCCGCCGCTGGCATTATCGCCACGGCCCTAACCGCCTGTGCCCCGCCCGCGCGCCAGCCCCATGGCGCGGCTGATATGGAGATGATTCGCCGCGGATCTCTCGATTGGTCGATCCGCTGCGCCTGGGCCGAGGGACGGTTTCGCCGCCCCCTGATCGAGGTGCAGCGCAATTGCCGCTTGTCGCTGGGCGTCAAGCGCCGGGCAGAGGGGCCAAAGTAATGGCCGCGCCGACAACGCAGCGCCTGCCGTCAGGAACGGTGGTGCAACAGCGCCGGGGCATCCGGGTTCGTGCACAAGGTGCCGATCTGCCGGGCAAAGCTTTGCAGCGCCATCGCCTGGCCGTCGACGCCCAGCTCACGCATGTTGGCGATCAACTCGCGCTCTTCCGGCGTGAACGTCCACGAATTGCCGAACACGTAGCGCATATCGATGCCCATACAGGCAAGCCGCAGCCAAGCATCGTCATGACGCAGGGCAGACATCACGCCATCGCCACGCTGGATAGCGATGAGCCGCCACTTCGAAACCGTGCCCGACAGCATCGGCACCAGCTTGCGCCAGTCATCCGTGCCGTAGACCCGCTTGAACTCTGCAAACAGGCGCTCGCCCTCAGTTTCCAGTTCTCGCGGCTTCTTCCGGGGCGCTGGTGCCGGAAGGGCGAGTTCGATTTCTGGCGGGGGCGGATATTGTTTGTGCCGGCGAAGGGAAGGGAGAACCTCACACGTAAGCCAGCGCTTGAAATTTTTGGCGATGGGCTTCCGGCTCGTGAGCAGCAGAGAATACATGCCACTCTCATTGACGATGATCATGTCCTGGTCGCCCGAGGGGGTACCTATAATATAGGTACCCCTCTCGTAGTCATCGAGGCGGGACAGCGCTTGGTGACCTTTGCTGATGTCGAGCATCCCCGTAACATCAATGCCCACCCACCAGGGTTCACCGTCGATGATGACCGTGCGGACATTGGCATTCTCGAAATGCAGCGGGATCAGCTGGCTCATTGCTCATTCCTCTCAAGAATGAATGCAAGGGTG